CTGGACCAACGAAGGCCCAGAGGAAAAGATTGCGGAAGAAGAGTCAGAAGGATGCCTCCGGTACTCTGGCAAATTCGGACGTCGGTCCGGCGGAAGCCGAAAAGGAAACGAAAGACCAAGCTTCGAAGAAGTCAAGTGCTACCCCGCCCTCAAAGGGTGGAGATGGCCAGCACGAGATGGGCGCGCAACGGCTCGTCCCTCGGGATCCATGGACGTTACAGTCGGGTCGGAGAAGAACCCACAGAAGAAGAAAGGGAAGCAATCATCCAAGCCTTCCTATCAACAAGGGAATACCCCTACACTACCATTCCAAAAGAGTTCCGAGGACAGAATCAAGGACCGGATTGCGACTTTACAGGTTGCTTTGGCGAAGTGCGCAAAGTTGTAGAAAAGGAGATAGTCAGGGATTCAAGCCCTGGTTATCCTTACGCTTCTTTGGGAACGACGAACGAAAAGGTCCTAGGAAAACACGGTGATTTTATTTGGAAGTGTGTGGAGAAGAGGTTGAACAAGTGGATGGCAACGAGCCTGAAGACTATAGAGGGGATGACATCGGAAGAGTTAGTCAAGTCTGGACTAGTGGATCCTGTGAAAGTGTTTGTTAAAGACGAACCACACAAGTTAAGCAAAATCCAGGAAGGGCGGCTCCGGATTATATCATCCGTTAGTTTGGTCGATCAGATAATCGAGAGACTGTTGCACAGAATCCAGAACAAGGTTGAAATAGAAAGGTGGAACAGTTGTCCGTCCAAACCAGGCTTAGGTCTGCATGACGATGGACTACTGGATCTCACTGCTAACATGGAAGCTTTGCTGGAGGTGAATGGTGCTATTGATTGTAGCGATGTGTCCGCTTGGGATTGGACTGTGCAAGGATGGGAGCTTGAGCTCGACATGGAGATTAGGATTCGTTTGGCTAGGGCAGAACCTGGCTCAGCTTATCAGAAACTTTGTCGAGTTAACGGATTGTGTGTTAGCAAGACCGTTTTCGTTGACCCAGAGGGTGATATGTGGGGTCAAGTTGATTCTGGAATCCAATTGTCCGGGCGTTATTGTACTAGTTCGTCGAATTCGAGGATGAGGGTGATGGCAACATTACTGTCTCGTTTGAGGCTTACTGGGAAGTGCACTGTGACGAAGGGGGAAAAGGAGATTCTTGGCATCATGTCCATGGGAGATGATTCGGTTGAAGTTACCGTCCCTGGTTTGAAGGAGGAGATCAACAAAATTGGACATATTTGTAAACAGAGCACGACTTTTACGCAAGTGAGGGGAGTTGATTTCTGTTCTCATGTGTTTGATGGCGCTGGTAATGCTTACCCAAGCGCTCCTTCAAAGACTGTGTATAGGTTCTTGTCACACAAGGCCTCCACCGCAACATATGACGAGTTGTGGGTTCAATTGGCGTGGTTCTTACGTCACCTGGGTGGAGCAGAAAAGGAGCTGATTGTCATGTTGGGAAACGCTCGAGTTGAACGGGCAAAAGAAAATGGCGAAATCGGCAGCAATGAAAAGGCGTGCAAGACAGCGAGGAGCGGTCCAGGCGCAGCCGTCGATCATTTCTCGCAATCCAACACAAGGCCCTGCGCAAGTTAGAACGGTTCAGGTTAC